CGCGTCGATGGCAGTCGCCAAGGCTGTGGTCGATGAGACGAAGGCCAAGATCGAATCGATGGCAACCAACGAGCGCGCCGCCGTCTTTATTCAGGGCCTCACCAAAGACCTAATCGCGCAACAAGACGCGCTTTCAAAGGACGCCCAGGCCGTCTCGATCCTCGCTGGTGAACTTGGAAAGCTGGCGAACGAGAAGCCGGCCGGTGGAGGTAGTCTTGGTGCGCTCGGCGAAGGCGCGGGTTCTAAGGGCGAGTCCCAGATCGGCCAATGGATCGAGCAACTGCACGAGGCGGAACTTCGGGCTGCCGCGCAGACCGGCGACTACATGAAGGACCAGAACGCGACGGAGCTCGCGTTCTGGCAAGAAAAGCTCGCCACCACCACAGTGGGATCAAAAAACTGGTACGCCGTCCAAGACAAGATTTTCGAGCTGATGAAGGCCGCTCAAACGAGCGCTTACCAATCACTGATTGCTGGCGACAAGGAAAAGATCGAAGCCGACAAGGCCAATCAGGCCGCTTGGCTTGCTGACTGGACCAAGATGCTGGGAGACGTCGCTAAGGCCTACGGGACCGATTCGACGCAATACAAAGACGCGCTGACCGCGAAGGATAGGGCTGAGGCCGAGTTCGACGCGCGCGTCCTGGCTGAGCGAAAGAAGACGATCGAGACCCAGACCAGCGAAGCCATAAAGGGTGTTGCTGATCAGCTCGCGGCGACTAAGGGCAGCGTCGAGGAGCAGATCGCAGCCGTTAAACAGCAGTATCAAGAAGGAACAATCGGTCGCGCGAAAGAGTGGGCCGAAATCGAGGCGCTCCATGCCCAGGAATCTGCGGCTGAAGAAGCGGCCACCAAAAAGGACTACGAAATAAAGGTCCAGGCGCTGGCCCAAGAACAGGCCCTATTGCCCGCCACCGCAGCGAACGAGCAGTCCTTTGCGGCGCAGCGCTTTGGAATTTGGATGGAGTATTATGCGAAGCTCCAAAAGCTATCCGCCGACGCCGCTAAGCAGCAGGTGACCGACGAGACGACCGCGCTGAAGCAGATGGAGGCCCAGATCGCGCCCTACGTCTCGGCCTTCGACCAGGGGATGCTCCAGATGGTCGAAGGCGCGAAGTCGTTCCAGCAGGTCATGGCGTCCATCGGGACCAAGATACTCAACGACATCGTCTCCAAGCTGATCGACCCGATGGTGACCAAGTGGGTCGCGGGGCTGGCGGCGCAGTTGAGCGCGACGATTGCCAACGCGACCGGCCAGCGGACGGCGCAAGCCGCAGCCGCCACCGCAGGAATCGCGATCAACAAGACGGCGGCCATCGGCGAGATCACCACATCGGCCGGCGAGGCGTTTGCAGCGGCCTACGCGGCGATTGCGGGCATCCCGGTCATAGGCCCAGAACTCGCGCCCGCCGCCGCTGCCACGGCCTACGCGGGCGCTATGGGGGGTCTTGGGCTGGCCTCGGCTGCCGGCGGCTACGATATCCCCTCTGGCGTCAACCCGATCGTCCAGACGCACGCGAACGAGATGATCCTGCCGGCGACCTACGCGAACCCGCTGCGCTCGATGCTCAAGGACTTCAGCGCGGCGAACTTCAACGCACCCGTCGCCGGCAACGATGGCGGCGCGGCTGGCGGTGATCACTACCACATGCACGTTCACGCGATCGACGGCCAGGGGACGCTCGCCCATATCCGCGCCAATCAGGACGTGTACGCCAAGGCGATCGGTGAGATGGTGCGCGGCGGCAAGGGTGGCGTGATGAGGATTCCGGGGACATGAGCATTACGCCATATGTTCCGCCATCGGCGGTCACAGCGCTTCCGTCGGGCATCTGGTCGGGCACGCAAGGGCTTCCTGTGCTCCCTATCCTGCCGGGCCAAAACCCCACGGTCACCAAGGCGCCGCTCTGGTCCACGGAGGTCATCCGCTCGGCATCGGGCCGCGAGCGCGCGACGGCCTACTGGCCCTATCCGCTGTGGCAGTTCGAACTCAGCTATGAGCTGCTCCGCACGACCGCCGCGCCGTCCAGGCCCTCGGTCGATGAACTCCGAACCATGTGGGAGTTCTTCAACGTCATGCAGGGGAAGTTTTCGCCCTTCCTGTTCGTCGATCCGACCGATTGTCAGGTTTTGTCGAGCGCGCAGGCGAACTTCGGAACCGGCGACGGATCGACGACGGTGTTCCAAATCCAGCGGCAGATCAATTCGTGGAGCGAGCCAGTCTACGATGTCTATCAGCCGGTGATCTACAACAACGGGACCGTCGTCTCGTCGGGCATCACGTTCTCGCCGAACGGGGTGGTGACCTTCACGACGCCGCCCCTCGCCGGCCATGCGCTGACGTGGTCGGGGTATTTCTACTTCGGTTGCCGCTTCCTGCAAGACGACCTTTCGTTCGTTCAAATTGTGAATAATTTGTGGTCAGGCAAGTCCCTCAAATTCAACTCCCTGAGGGCCTGACGTGAAAACCCCGATTGACTCGACTGGCCACGCGGGCGCGACCGTCGCGCTGCTGAACAGCGGTGTTGACTTCCAAATGGCCGATTTGTGGAGCATCACGCTCAACGGCGGCACAGTGATCCGCTGGCACGGCGCCGGGTATAACACCCCGCTGGTATTCACCGCGGCGTCGCCCTACGGCGGGACGTACCTCGCGGGGCCACTGATCGACCGCGGCAAGATCACCACCAAGCTCGGGCTTGAGGTCGCGACGATCGACGTGACGATCTCGGCCACCGCGTCCGATCTGATCAACGGGGTTCCGCTGATCCCGTTCGTCCGTGGGAATGGCCTCGACGGGGCCACGGTGCTGCTCCAGCGAGCCTATATCCCCGCGTGGGGCCAAGCGATCACCGGGACGACTATCGAGTTCAGCGGCCGGGTGACGATGATCAAGGACATCAGCCGGTCGAAACTCACCCTGACGGTGTCGGCCTGGACCGTCCTGTTCAACGTCAACATGGGGCCAGACGTGTTCCAGAGCGGGTGTCTGAACAACCACTACGACGCCGACTGCGGCCTGACGCCGGCCAACATCAGCGGGATCGTGGCGGCTGGCGCGACCACGACGGCATGGAACACCAACCTGACGAACCCGGACCACTTCTTCGACAAGGGAACGGTCGTGTTCACATCCGGGGCCAACAGCGGCTTGCGGCGCGCGGTTTCGACCTACGCGAACGCCAGCGGGGCCATGACGGTCGCGCTGCCGCTGCCCTACGCCCCGGCCAGCGGGGACACGTTTACAGCGGTTCGCGGTTGTTTGCTGACGATGGCCGACTGCTTAGCGCAGGGGAATTTGCTGAAGTTTAGAGGACAGTGCTTTACCCCCCCCGCCATCACCGGCAACGGAGTGTAGGCCATGACCGAGGATGAAGCCCGCGCCGCCGTGGTGGCCGAAGCCCGCAGCTGGATCGGCTGTCCTTACCACCACATGGGGACCATCAAAGGCGTAGGGGTGGACTGCGCGCAGCTCGTTTTATGCGTGTTTTCTAACGTCGGCCTCGTCCAGAACTTCGCGACGGGTTCCTATCCGCCCGACTGGCACCTGCACCGCGAGAGCGAGCGTTATCTGGCGATCATCTCGACGCTCGCCGGCCCGATCGAGCGTGAGGCCGCGCGTCCCGGCGACGTGGTCCTGTTCCGGTTCGGCCGCGCCTTCAGCCATGGGGCGATCATCACCGAGTGGCCTCAGGTGGTCCATGCGAACCGCAGAGACGGCGCGGTGGTCTATGGCGACCTTGAGCGCGATACTGACCTGACGGGCCGTCCGCAGGTGTTCTTCAGCTATTGGGCGCGGGTCAATGTCGGGTAGAACAGCCAGCGCGGTCATCACCCGGTATGCCGGGGTGCAGGTCCAAACGTCCGCCCTTGGGCTCAATATCCCGGTTGGCTGGGGGACGTTCCGCTGCAATTGCAATCTGGTCGATTACCTCGACTTCAAGTCCACCGCTCAGAAGGCCTCGGCCAAGGGCGGCGGCAAAGGCGGCCAGACGACGACCGGCTATAGCTATTCCGCGACGCTGATCATGGGCGTCTGCGAGGGGCCGATCGACGCGATCTCGGCGGTCTATGTGGACGGCAATCTCTACACCAACGGCGCGACGACCGCGCTCCAGCAGGCCAACCTCAACCTCAACACCGGGGCGATCGGCCAAGCGGTCTGGTCCTACCTGACGAGCAACCACCCCGATCACGCCATCGGCTATTCCGGCCTCGCCATCGTCTACCAGTCCAACTATGCGCTCGACTCCGCGGCCACGCCGCCAAACCATTCGTTCGAGATCGTCCGTGTGGCGAGTTTTGGGGTCGGGGGAACCGAGGACGCTGACCCGTCGCTTGTGCTGACCGACTTCCTGACCAACGCACGATATGGGGTTCCGGGGTGGATTTCCGGCCTGATCGGGCCGCTGACCCAATATCAGAACTACTGCCTGGCGGCTAACCTGCTGGTCTCGCCGGTGATCGACCAGCAGCGCAGTGCGTCGGACTTCCTGACCGAACTCTTCCTGGCGACGAACACCACGACGGTCTGGTCCGAGGGCGTCCTGAAGGTCATCCCATACGGCGACACCGCCCTGACGGGCAACGGCAAGACCTTCACGCCGAACATCACGCCGGTCTATGCGCTCACCGACGACAACTTCATTCCGGCGTCCGATGGCGAGGCGCCCGTGATGGTCGATATCGAGGACCAGTCCGACGCCTACAACGTGGTGCAGCTGGAGTATCTGGACCGCACCAACCAGTACAACATGGCCATCGCGCTCGCGTCGGACGCGGCCAATATCCAGCAATACGGGATGCGCCGGCAGGACCCGACGACCGTCCATGTGATCTGCGATCCGAATGTCGCGGCGGCATCGGCTCAACTGTTCCTCCAGCGGACCCTCTATATCCGGGCGCAGTACAAGTTCACCCTCGGGTGGATGTTCGCCCTGCTGGAGCCCGGCGATATCGTCGAACTGACGGACGCGGGCCTGGGCCTCTCGGCCTACCCCGTGAGGATCATTCAGATTGATCAGGATGAGAAGGCGAAGCTCGCGATCATCGCGGAGGACTGCCCGATCGGCGTGGCTAATTCGCCGCTCTACACGAGCCAGACGGGGAGCGGCTACCAGGCCAACACCAGCCTCGATCCCGGCGGCGTCGAGGCCAACTTGCTGCTCTACAGCGACAGCCCGGCGAATGCGGCCTGGACCAAAACGAACACCTCGATCACGGCCAATTCGACCACGGATCAATATGGTCTGACGCTCGCCTCGACCATCGTCACGACAGCCGGCGCCGGGGTGCACGGGCTTCATCAGAGCGTCGCGAGTTTCGACGGGTTGAACTACGTCGCCGGCGTCTGCCTGCAGAAGAACGTCCGCAAGAATGCCCGCGTGACGCTCTGCGATTCCGGCGCGGCCAATGGGGTCTATATCGAGGTCGATCTGAACGCCGGGGTGATCCTGACGCCAGCGACCGCGATCGGAACCGGCGTGGCGGTCTCCGCGGGCCTGAACCTCACGCTGGTCGCGGGGATTTGGCAAGTCGTGGTCTGCGGCCAGCTGCCCGGCGTCACGACCGCCTATCTGTTCGTCGATGTGCTCAGCGACGCCGGCGCGCATAGCTGGACGGCGAGCGGCGAGAACGCCCTGTATGTCTCGCAGCTACAGTTGCGCCAGGGGGTCGCGATCGGGGTCTATGCGGCGAGCGGCGCGACGGCCTTGGGCCCCTATATCTTCAATCCCCCCTCGGTCCTCACCCAAGGCCAACAAGGCGAGGTCTGGGCCGCGGTGGCGGGTGGCCCGAATTGTGGCGGCTGCTATGTCAACGTGAGCGCCGACGGATCGAGTTATCAGCAGGTTGGGATTATCCAGGGGTCGGCCCGCTACGGCCCCGCGACGACCAGTTTCGCGAGCCACGCCGACCCGGACACCACCGATACGCTCGGCCTTGACCTCGGCCAAGCGGCCGGCGACCTGATGGGCGCGTCGCAGGTCTCGGCCGACAACGGCGGCACGATGTGCCTGATCGATTCGGAACTGATCACCTATGAGGTCGCGACGCTGACGAATCCGTCGCGCTATACCCTCGGGAGCTACATCCGCCGCGGCTTCAGCGGCACGCCGATCGCCGCGCACAGCATCGGGGCGCCGTTCGTGCGGCTCGACGATGCTGTGTTCCAGTTCCCCTACCTCGCGGTCAGCGCAGGCGAGATGCTGTACGTGAAGTTCCAGCCGTTCAACGCATGGGGCCAGGGCGTAACCGATCTGGCGCACTGCATTGCCTATACGTTCGTGCCGATCCCGGCGGCGGCGGCGAGCCCAGGTTCGGCGGCCTGGACGGCGACGGGAACCACGCTATCGAACAACGGCCAGTCGACGCCCGCGATCATCATCATGGGCGCCAGCGACA